TCATATCGTATGTGCCGACTGAATTGGACATATTCCCCTTCGCGTTGACGAATATCGGCTTGGATTGGTTCATGTTCTTCAACACTTCCTCTTCTCCGCCTTGAGTGTCAATCATGTGTTTGTCAAGAATAGTACCTGCCCCTCTTGAGTTATTCACCTGTTGCTCGGCAACTGATAGCACTCTATTCAAGAAGCGCTGTGGAGAAATCACATCTTCAACTGGGCTAAGTATCTCTCCATGATGGTACGCCCATGTGCGTATCTTATATGGTGGCTCAACATTCGAGATGTCAAGCATGTTCCTTTCTTGGTATGGCAACTCTCCATATCCAAGACAAATATCTTCTCGTTCCCCATCTCCGCCTGTAAGTTCTGATGGAACAAACGCCACATACCTAAGTAGGTCAACGTAGATTTTCTTGGTTCTTTTTCCTTTCAACTTTGCAACCCTCTTTGGGTCGTTCGGCATAATAACGTCATTCATGTTGTACTCCCCTTCTGGGTCGTCAACTCTGGCGAAGCACTCGTACCCATACTTATCCAGTACCCATCCATATTCGTGGAGGTCGCTGTCTCGCCAGCAGAGTTCAAATACTGGAACCCTTCCTTCCTCTACCCCTACAACATCAAAGTATTCTCCGTTCGTCTGACCAAAGGATATTGGGTTGTTGGAGTAATCTTCTAAGGTTTGTAACTCGGATGTGCTGTTGTGTTGGAACCTTTCGTATAATTCCGTAGCCATATAGTTGTGGTATTCCCCCCAATACTGGCTATCTGAAAGGTCTGGTTTTTTTGCTGTCGGGTCGAAGATGAAACGCATTGGGTCAACGATGTCCCACTTCTGATGCCCATTCTGCTCGTACCCTTTTAATATGGCAATGCCAGAAAGCGCAAGGTGTTTCGCAATCTCTGGTTTTAACTTATCAATCTCATTATTATCCCAAATAAACTTCACCAACCTATTGATGGCTCGCTCATACTTATCGTAATAGAACGTGTTGAAGTTCTCGTCTGTCTCATTCTGGTCATCCCCTATAAGTGGGTTGTCTTCTTTGATCTGCGCGTTCAATGGAGTTCCTTCTGTGGCTCGCGCTACGGTGTCCCAGAATTTCAGGTTCTTGAGTTCTTCTTCCCTTCGTGTTGCCGCTCCCTCACTAACACTCATCGCTTTCGCGTTGAAGTCCATGTTTATAGCGGTTCCCACATATTGCTCAACCATCGGGCGCACAAGGTTCTCCACGAATTTGATACGGTTCTTCACATCACCACTCTCATCCATAAGGAACGCCTCAAGGTCTTCATCGAATATCCATTGGTTCCCTTTATAGAAATGCCAGTTGACAAGGCTTTTTATCTGAAACAACTTATGCTTGTCGGAATTGATACCGTTCAATATCCAGCGACCATGCTTGATGTGATAGTCTTTGTCCTTTTGTTTGGCAGGGACTAACCTGTTAGGTCTGTTGGGTTCGGTTACAAAACTGCTCATGGTCTCAAATTTACTTAATCTTCCTCATAAAGAACATCCATGATACGCTTGCTGCCCTCATCCTTCTTGCCAGAGAATTTCTTTTTCACTCCGAAACCTCCCTCAATCTGCGACACAAGACTTGGCATTTTCTCTATTACTTTCTGCGCCAGTCCAACGTAGTCTTCCTTTTCTGCCGTAGGCATCACTTTCACTTCGTCAACCCCAATAGAAGCTATTGCCTCATAATTGTTGAAAATCTTTTCCATTACGGTCTTTGCGCGGTTGCGCACCGTTGGATTGTATTGCGACATAACCTCTATTGCGACCTGCAATTTTGGCGGAAACCGCATACTGTAATAGTTATTTCTATCTTTTTCGGAAAGATATTTTTCACCATACGACTTCTTGATACATTGCCGAACCTTCTCCATCTTGTTCTTGATACCGAAGAAGGGGCTTGTTCTATTTGCCCAGTACCACACGAACTTTAGGTCTTTCGCATTGATCGCTACGAACTCTTCTACTTCCGCAAGTTCGGGGTGGTCAACACGCAGGTCTCCTTTCTGCGGCTCGAACAAGATAATATCCATGTGTCAAAAATAAGAAAAGGGCGACATAGTGCCGCCCTTTGTTCTTAGTATAGTCAGAAGTCTTAGATGACTGCTGTGTACTCCTTGTGGTGTGCGACCGTAGTTGCAGTAACCTGTCCAACTACACCAGCAAATTCTGTCGCGAACAGCGCAATGCTATCGTCAACATACACCGTATGCTGATGGAGAACTGCACTATCCTTTCCGTTTGTGGTCAATGTGCTTCTTACGAGTAGGTCGAATTTGTTGTAAGTGGTTGCTGGGTTGTAGCCCGCCAAGTGTGCCGCGTCACCTGCTCCAACTGGAACAACAGCATCGGTAATGGTGATACCCGTTCCAACCGCAAGGTTGTCGTTATTGGTCTCAACGAACACGTTATTGTAATCTGCGTTGTTGAAATCAATGTCCAGTACCTCCGCAACTGCTGGGTGAGAGTTCGGAGCGTCAAGGACGTAATCCGATACGTTGGCAAACAAGCCAACTTGCTGTACGAAAGCAGCAGCAATTTCGGTGTCAGTCGGTGCGCTGTCACCGTACACAACAAGAGAGGTCTCTGCCCCAGTAGTGGTGTTTCGGAAGGTGATCTTGACAGGAGAGTTGGCTGCGTATTCCAGCGCTCCGCTATCGTCAAGGTCGATAACAATTCGGGCAAATGAACCAGCAGCGTAAGTGGTTGCTGTTGCCGCGTCTACGTCTTTCCACTTCACCGATATTGGTGTGTTGTCAAGAGCGAGAACGCCATTGACCACAGATAATTCTCCTGTAAGGTAGGCGTTCAGTAATGTTGTTGATTTTTGAATGACTTGCATGATAATGTTTTTTTTTTGGGTTTGTACTATATGCGTCAAATGTAATGATTATCGTAATACCTTTTTCATCTTCATCTCAAAGTTGTCGTCCATTATCATTTTGTAACGGGTCTTCTTCTCGCCTGAATTTGCATGTGGTAGGTTGGGGTGCTTATGGTCAAACGCCATTCGGCAGATGTAGCCATACACCACCGCGTCAATAAGGTCATCATCATACAGCTTCCCGTCCTCTGGTTCCCATCTGGTCTTTCCGCTCGGTAGTGTTTTCTCGGAGAATGTTTTAAGCTGAACCCAGAACTCATCGAACTGTATCTTATGCCCGAGACCATCAATCATCTCAATCAGCTTGTCAATTATCTTCCCAGAGGTATTGGCTCTTTTGTTTATTCCTGTGGATGCTCCACTTGGGGTTTGTAGGTATAGGGGTAGTTGGTAGTTGCTGACAAGCGTTCCCCAAAACCCCTTGTAATCAATGTAATCAATCAGACCACTACCGATGTTGCTCTCAACCAGATGTGGACATTGACCATAATATAGGTTCATAAGAAGGGTCTGCAAATAACACAACCTATAATTGGGAACCCTATAATTGAACGCGCATACGGGCGCGTGATAGTGTTCGTCCCATATTGTTGAAGCCATCTTTGATAGCCCAGTTTCGGTGAATATCGGGTCAGTACCCTGATAGTACCTGTCTGTCCATTTCAATCTCGGATGGTCGAGAAGCACCACACATGCCCTATCATCGTCATCTTTGGTTGGAATGAAATTGGCTCCTATCACCTTGAAAGGCACATCGGATGCCTCTGGTTGTTCAACCTCATAATCATAGATAGGTTCAAAGAAACCTTTTTGTGGCGGCTTGGCTTTGTATAATTTGTAGCACCTGTCCAAATGTTCGTTGATCTGTGCGATAGGAATGATCGTCCTGTGGTTACGCAGGAACATATCCTCAATGGTAACAGGATAGTGCTGGTGAAATTGAAGCTTCTTACGCTCTGCTTCAACTCCTTTCTTACCGTAGTAGTATTCCTTTTCTCTCTCGAAGAACTCTTTTGTTACGGATGGTTTTGAGAACGCATCAAGGAAAATCGGCAGCACACCGTAGTTGAAGTTCCTTTTCTTCCATGCTTCCATACATGCGCGGAACTCTGTTTCAAATGCAGCACCACCCTTATCGAGATTACCACCTGTTCCCCACATCACAAGCTGGCGAACCATTCTCATTTTCTGGGTCTTGGCATCAACGATGAACATTGTAGGACGACCCTCATTGGTCATCTCACCGAGAATACCGATTTGTCCGACCTCATCAACCAGTACCTTATTCGGAGTACCACCGTTAATTGCTGTAACGTATGGTGCTTCAACCACGCATTTACTATCAATGGCGCGACCCTCACCCTTCTTCTGCTTATACATGAAGCGGAGTAGTCGGTCTCTGTCGTTTGCTACTGTTGGACGGAATACATCAGGAAGCGCGTAGAAAGCGAACCGTATCTTATCATTGAATATCTCTTCACCTTTAAGAGCGTTCTCGGTGATGAACTTCATAAAATAGTTAGGGTGACAGATGAGGTCTCTTACAGTAAGACCACCCATAGTTGTGGTAAGTCCGACCTGCCTTAACTTTCCCAGTAGTATCGAGAAACCGCAGTCAATCAACCAACAGACAAAGGCTTGACAGTCCCACGCCTCATAATCTCTGTGACCACCTGCTACCTCACCCTCTTTCAGTTCGAGATACTTATTACAGAAATAAAGCCCATTTATCTTGAAGCGTCTCCGCTCCATCCTAACGAACTCATATATCTCATCATAACCTTCACAATCAGCGAGTGTTTGTCCCTCTGCTATCCAATCAGCCGATTGCTGCTTATACAGGTCGTATTGTTTGTTTTCAATCCTATGAGAGAACCCGATAAGGATGCTATCAATAAGCCGTATGAAATCTTCGTTGGGTTCGAGAACGTTCCCGTTATGTGGTAGCCAGTCCTCTTTGGTTATTTCTTTCCCCCCTTGATACTTCTTAACAATCTCATCATGGTCTTCTTCATCCATGACCACATCGGCTGGTGCGTGGTCTTCATCGACAACATCAACTCTTTGGTCGATGAACGCTTCGGTAGGATGTTTAACCGCCTGATTACGAGTATAAGTGCTTTTGTTATCGTAGAAGTGGGGGACTTCCTCGTCAGAAAGTATGCCAGAAGAATTAAGTAGACCAACGTTAGCATGACCTATCTCAATCCCGTCTTTGTGTAGTTCGTATAGGAACCATAAATGTCTATCCTTCTTGCTCATATTTCTTCCACTTTCCTTCGGGACATTCTTCAAGGGATAGACGGGTCTTGGCTTTCAGAAAGCACGTACACGACCTACATCTATGCCCCTCTGGCTGGAACTTCTCACATTCATTGCTAACGCAGATGGCTAACCTTTCCTCGAAAACTTCCTGTGGAACGAACTGTTTGTTCGCTATTTGCTTGGCTACTCTTGGCGCAGCCCTTACTCCTTCCTTAATTGTCTTCCAATTAGATATGGTTGGTTTGTTTTCAGTACATCCACACATGAAGCAAATATAGCTATTGTTGTGGTTGCTTTTGTTAGATTGGAGGTTGAGGGAGGTCAGCACAAGCAAGTCGCCCCCTACCCCCAGCAAGGAACGATATGCCTGACCAGTTGCTTCCGTTGAGTTGTCGGTATCGGTTTGGTTGATGTCGGGTAGCAAGTCGTGAAAGCCCATCTACATCATTTAACAGCGTTGAGTGATTACTAAAGAACCACATGCTTTTGCTCGGCTCTACTGTTTTTATTTAGCTTGGGTTAGAACAGTTACCCAACAAAAAACCCCAGATGGCGACTTGCTTACGGCTACCAGTCTGGGGTCTATGAGGTCGGATGACCAAATTTCTTTTGCCGCAAGCGGCAGTAAAACTACAACAAAAAAAGGAACCACTTGAGAGGTCAGAAACAAGCGGCTCCAATTTTCGGGCGGTCTTGCGACTACCCTTGAGGTTGCGCGACAAAGGTACAAACGGGATTATAGTTATTTTCTTTTGGTTTTAGAGTTTTTCCACATACCTTTGACGCGGTTGTTAATAAAATGAGGCCTTACACACTAACATACCTAAAGCACTTCGGCTATTCTGTTGACCAACAGGAGTACATGCCATGTGAAATTTGTAGTAATCCGTCAGTTGACGTACACCACATAGAAGCCAAGAAGATGGGAGGCTCCAAGTTATTGGACTACATCGAAAACCTAATGGGCTTGTGTCGGGTGTGCCACGATGATTGCCACGCAGAAGTGTTCAGTATCGAGTGGTTGAAAAAGACCCATGTTGAGTTTCTAACTTATTTCAAAGAACATGGACGGTGCAGAATACAAAATCTACGAGCGTGATGTGCGCGGAGGTCTCCGCGCTATCAACGAATACGAAGACATGGTGGAAGCTGCTGTCGCGTATGAGAAACACAAAGCTGTTCTAAATAACGAAACAATCTTAATGAGATCAGTAGCAGACGAAGAAGGAGAAATTATAGCGGTCAAAAAGCAAGAGACGGCAAGCCTCGAATATATCGAAGGGTTGATGAAACAGGCTGGGCTGGCAAAGGAAGATGTCAAGCATCTTATGACGGTGGTGAAGATGTATAAATATAAAAAGTGTGACGAGTTCCGCGCCACCGCAAAGCTATATGCCGAGCGATACATTAACTTGGGCGACACGAAAATGAACACACTACAATCACAATTAGACTTATTACCTCACCCACAGGACTGATATGAAATACGGACATTCAAAAGAAGCATTGGAGAACGGACGGAAGCTGAAACTTTACATGAAGAGAGCCTTCTACATTATGAACGCGGTATCTGCGATACTTGTATATCTACTGTACTATGCTGCTAAATGATTTTCTAAAAGGAGAGATGAGGGTCGCCTTGCGTGCGCGCTTCAATGAGTTGAGAGAGAAACAAAAAGAAAGCGGAGAACGGGTCGATTGGCTTGAAGAGTATGCCCAAGCCAGTATTCCCTGCATACGCAGACTTCTGATTAAAAAGGAGTTGGAGAACACCGCTATTGAATTAGGCTTCCATGATGAGAAGCTAATGTACTCCGCGATTATGTCTAAAGAGATGCTGGACTTCATTCTTGAATGGAGAAAGGTTTTGATGGATAGAATGGAGATGTTGAATAATGAATACCTAAACTGGAAATAAATAAACCTTTTTCTATAAAAGGTTTGGCGGTTTCTATAATAGTAGTACATTTGTCGGGCAAAGAGGTACAAGATGGAAGGTTGCACAACAATACCCTTAACGAGTAAAGAAGTCACACCAACGGTTCGTTTTCTAAAAGCGGTTGCTGATGAGGCTCAATACCTATTGTTGTCGCACGATGTGTTCAATGGAGACCTTGCAGGTTCTATGCAATTCGCGATTATTCATGGGGGCATGACAGGCATTGTTGCTAAAGTGGATGGTGGGGTTGTCGGAAACTGTATAGTGTCGAGAGAAGGGTTAGAGGCGAGCCAACACGTTGGGAACGTAATGGTAGCTGTGAGAGAGGATTTGAGGGGGTTGGGTATTGGGGGGCGCATGGTAGAAGAGGCGATGAAACTGTCTCCGTGTGAGTTATTCGTGGCAGAATGTTTCGCGGAGAATGTGACTTCCATCTTCCTCTTTGCTTCATTAGGATATAAGCAACGGGGAGAGATGCCCAAATTCATTTACAAGGATAAACAATTTCACACTAAAATAATTCTATCAACATGAGCGAAACTCGCACAGGAGAAATCCTAAAGATTGAGGAAACCAAGAAGTTCAGTAGTGGTTTTCAGAAAAGAACATTCATTCTCAAGACGAATGAGAGATACCCCCAAGAACTACCGTTTGATCTAATCAAAGATGATTGCGACAAGCTGGATGAGTTCAATATGGGCGACACGGTGGAAGCACATTTCAACCTACGTGGGAACGAGAACAACGGCAGATGGTTTGTTGATCTTACTTGCTGGAAGCTAAAACCATCAGACGGTACGACTGCCGAACCATCGAGCAGCGAACTTGATGACGATGACGACCTTTATTAACCAACTCTCTTAATTAAATAACATGGAATATCTTTTAATAGCAGGAACAGCAGTAATTTTCGGACTACTCATAAATATGGTAAGGATGGAAAAAGCCAAGAGGCGCGACCTTGAGGGGCAGATAGTAAGCCTTGGACAACAGAGAGCCAAGCATGATGCGGATTTAGATAAGAAGCAGACGGAGGTTGATGCGTTGGCGGTGCGTTGCAACAAGCAAGCTGGTATTCTCGGCAAGGCTATGATTAGAAACAGCAAAGGACAAATGCAGAAGTTTGCCGAAGCATATCCACAGGGAGCATGAGCGGTCTCTATGGAAACGAACCCAGTCCTAACGACTGGATAATCCGACTACTGATATTCTGTATGTCGGCAATGGTAACAGTATCAATCTTATACGCAATATTCAAATGAGCGAAATAATAGACATAGTATTCACCGAGAGAGGTACTGGTAAAAAAATTGAAGGAACCCTTGAGTTCAACGAAGGGGAAGGGATGCAGCTTATGTTCAAAGTGGACGAGCCACACCCTAAGATGTTTGACGCTCGCTTTGCTGCAATGACAGCAATGGCAGAGGGAATTACTGCTTTGGTTGAGGGAGCGGAAGAGTTCGATAGGACTGGCAAGAAACCAAAGACCACTCCATTCACTATGATGCCAATGCCAAGAAAGGAAGACGAAAAATATATGAACTGATGGTAGACCTATTCAACCAACCACCAAGATTTAACGGCTCTGACTATAAACCAGAGTTAGATGATGTCAGGCTTACGGGTCAGATTGAGCGCGTGTTCAGGTGCATGAAGGATGGAGAGTGGAGAGGATTGCGGCTGATAGCAGACATAACAGGAGACCCCGAAGCGAGCGTTTCAGCGCAGCTTCGGCACTTGAGAAAGGAACGCTTTGGAAACCACACCGTAGAAAAGAAAAGGTATGGCGAGGCCAAAAACGGATATTTCAAGTACCGACTACTTGTGCGAGTTCCGAGCAACAAGGAAGGTACTGTATCAGAATGAGAATGGTAAAGCAATCCGTTGGGGTTACAAGACGGACAGCGAGATCATTCTGATAATATGGAATGACGGAACAGAACTCTTCACCAATACGATGGAGATTGTAGAAAAGGAATTAGAGAAGGTCAAAGGGAAGCCCCTATACAAACAGCCAACACTATTTTGAACCACTCATACGCCATATCCATTCTCAACAAGCGCATCATGGAACTTCAAAAATTGAAGCGTGAAGAAGAGGTCAGAGAGTTCTCAAGGAATACAATGGCAAATTGTCGCTATCAGATTGGGTGCTTGCAGGACAGCGTGAGGGTTTTACTAAAGGATACTGGATGAGGGATGCAGAAATACTGGACAAGGAAATTAAGAAGTCAGACGAATTGCTCATGTATAAGATGGGCAGGAGAAGTAGACCACAGATAAGGCGCTACCTATTGAGGGTAATGAAAAAAGCCAGAGAACAGGAACGAGCAAAAATCAAAGAAGAACAATTACTATGAGTGAAACAACAACGAAGTACATATCGGTACTGGCTACCAGTTCAATCAGGGAAGCACAATGCACAAAAGAAACCGACCATACTGTTTGGCTGCTGGACGGTGAGGATGAGCCTAAGAAATTCAAGAAGTACGGTGATGCCATTTCGGTACATGACACCTACGCGGAAGCTAAGAAGCGTCTACTGACCCAATGGAACAAAGC